CCTTAAAAAGACCCGGAATTACAAGAGGGAAGACCTCGACAAGATAGACAGGAGATGGGTAATAAAAAAGCTGAAAAATGAAATAGGCGTACCTCCCGGATATTGATTTTTTTATTTTTTTTTTCACAATTCCCTTGACATCTATCCTACGTTGTGGTATATTGAGAGTAGAGAGTGCATGAAAAGCAATAAACCTTGAGGAGGGTGATTATGACAAGGTATTATGTAGATTATAGCGATTTTTACAAGGGTTACTGTATAAAGGACAGAAAAACTCTTGGCATAGACAACAAACCATCGATTGTTAATTACTATAAAGGGTCACGCGCTTATTATTCAAGAAAAAATGCCGAAGAATTATGCGAAATTTATAATCGGTAGATTGAAAGGAAGGGTGATTATGGAAAAGAAACTTAACACAGTAGTAAGAAACAATATGACAGGGAACGAGGCTTATAATTGTTCGGCCTGGAAAGATACAAGAACAGGGAAACAAATGATTGAAGGTACATCCTTTAAGACCGGAAAAAAAGTTTATTGGCTTGCTTCTCACTGTACAATTACGCCGCGTCTCTGTTTTAGAGGTTAATCACCTTGCCAGCTTGATTAATAATCCTTGACATAAAAGACAGCCCGTGTTAAATTAAAGACATGGGTTGTCTAACCGCCGAAAGAAGACGTTATCTTCAAGAAAAATTAGAAAAAAAAGAAAGGCTCCTCGCTCAACTTTACATCGCTTATGAAAATTTCGACAACGTAGAGCAGTATAAATTTCAAACAGCAGAGGCAATGCAGCAAACGAAATACCGGGACATAAAAGAAGTCCAGGATATGATTGACCGGCTTGAAGCTCAGATTGAACGTATAAAAAGACAGTTGAACGGAACCGGATTAAATAATATCGTATTGAGGCGGTATTGATGGGCATAACTAATTTTCTATTCGGAAAGCAAATAAAAAGACTTGCAAAACAGACAGCCGATAAATATATAGACGGATATCTTACCGGAATAAAAGCAGCGTATCGAAATTATAGCGATTATTACGGCACTTATTCAGGCGCCAAATGGCCCTATGGCCTCAGTTCTTCCGGCGCCGGGGTTATGATTGATCATTATACAACCAGACTTAATGTCAGAGAAAAAGTCCACACAAATCTTGTTGCCCATGGGATCATAGAAAGATTCGCTGATACAATAGCGGATGTGGGCCTTAAAAGAGAATGTACACCTGATAGCGAAACCCTTGGATTGTCTCCCGAACAAGTAGAAAAGTGGGCCGAAGACGTGGATAGACGTTTTCACCTCTGGGCATCTTCGAAAAAACAACATAGGGCAGGATTGTATAGCTTCTATCAATCTCATAGATTGTACGCATCCTGGATATTCCGCGATAATGACATTTTCCCGCGCTTTTACTATTCCCGCAGGAAAGACTTAATTAATCCGCTTCAATTTGACTTCATAGAACCAAATCAGATAAGGGGAGATGCTTACACTACAAGTTATTACCAGACCCCTCTCGAAGACGGGATTATAAGAAATTCCGATAATTCAGAAAAAGCCTATAAGGTATGGGTGCAGATCCCTGGATCTTATCAATACGAAAATATAGAAGTCCCGGCAATAGGCGCCCGATCAAAAAGAACAATAATGCTGCATGGTTTTGCGCCCAAATACGCAGGGCAGGGCCGCGGGTTTTCTCCCCTTTCACACCTCATACAGGAATTCGAAAATGTAACTGATTTTTCATCTTCAGTGATAAAAAAGGCAATAGCTCAAAGTAGCTTAGCCTTGGGCGTTGAAAATGATCAACTTGATCCATCCAACCCTCTTGAAGATATCGCGTTAAGTTCTGCCGGACCGAGAATCACCGATACCGGACAGGAATTTACCCCAACAGCTCCAACAGGGCCCATTGTCAACTATTGCCCCCTTCCCGAAGCAACCCTATCGACACCCGGGAGCGTAGGAGTTTTTAACTTACAACGTGGGGATCACCTAAAATATTACGAAAATAAGACCCCTTCCGATTCTTACGAAGCGTTCATAAATACATTCGTATCTTATATGTCGTCAAGTACCGGGATGCCTATTGAGTTCTTGCTGATGAAATTCAATAATAATTATTCATCTACAAGGGCTATGCTTATACTTGCCTGGAGAATTGCGCTTATTTGGCGCCAAGAAATGGCCACCGACTACCTTGACCCGGGTTTCGAATCGTGGCTATCGGAAGAAATCGCAGCAGGCCGGATAATAGCTCCCGGCTGGCAAGACCCCATACTCAGGGCCGCTTGGCTTGTAGGTAATTGGATTGGTTCACCCATGCCCCAAATTGACCCACAACGGGCCGCAAAAGCTAACGAAATCAACGCAACCATGGGGTTGACTACCCTTAGCAGGGAAGCAAGGAACCTAAACGGGTCATCCGGAAAAACAAACAGAATCAAACTTAAGAAAGAATATGAAGAGTTGCCCCCTTCACCCTTTCAGAAAGGCAGTAAATAATGGCAGATCCTGTATTAATAACATGTCCCGCCGATACCTGGACATTAGTTGCCGAAGGTGTAACGACAGGGATAATACATAGAAAACAAACAGACGTTGTATATCTACAAACATATAGAGATGATGGCGAACTTGCTCCAACTACCAGAGACGAAGGCGTTCAAATATTTATAAATTCAATTTCAGAAATAATTTCAGCGGCCGCGAAAATAGATGTATATATCTATGCGGTAGGGAAAGACGGAAGGGTAAGAGTTGACTTAGCAGGAGAATAAAAAATGAATGGAATAATAGGAAATACGACACCTCCCTGGAATACTCAATCTGAATATGTGAAATTCACTCCCGAGGGTGGAATCGCGATAAAATTACTAAATGATACCGGAGCCATTAGCATAAAAGGAACTGTTGTACATGCTTCGCTAAGTATCGATAATGGCGTTTCAATAATTCCTGTTGATAATCCCGATCCTATAGGTATCGTGTATGATGATGGAATACCAGACGGCGAATATATATGGGTCGTGACTCAGGGAAAGGCCGAAGTTCTTTATTCCACAACAGTTACCCGCGGAACTTTTTCAAGATGCCCACAGGCCGGAGATGCCTCCCCGGTGGCAGGACAGGCAATCAACGAAGCACTTCCGGCGCCACCTTTTGCCACGAATAAGCATTTTCTTGAAATAGGGCATCCTATAGAAAGTATAGGTGCCCCAGGGCTTGCATTAACTATGTTACATTTTAATTAAGGAGTATTATGAATTTTATTGGCAACGGGAAAAAAGGTATGAGATGCGCTCAGTTGGTAATTACCGGTAATTCGGAAAATATACCAAGTGATTTTACAGTAATGAGTCTTATCAATTTTTCAACTCTATCTTTTTTACCCCAGCTCAACAATTTAATAACATTCGACGAAAATTCCGGAATTTTTACACTCCTTCATTCCGGGGTACTATACATGAGCGTGAGTCTCAATCTTCATGCAGCACAAGCACTCGCTACACTTCAATTAATACCGGAATTTAATCCCGGGGGAGGATGGGAGACTGGGGCAGGAAAGAAAACCGTTCTTATAGCAACGGAACCATCGCAAATAGAATGGTCAGGAATGAAAGATTTACAAAAAGACACACAACTCAGATTTCTTTTTTCATCAACCGGGCCGGGAAATATTATATTTGAAACCGAAACCCTTGATCCAGGTGGTATTCATGAATGTACGATACCGGCTGCTATTTTTTATTTAATTTTTCATAGGAGTTTTGAGCCAATTATATAGAGGAAAAATATGTGTATGCCCGATATGACAGAAAACGAAAAAGACGAAATATTGGCAGCCTGTAGGGAAATGACCCATCTTAAGGGATATATAGCCACAATCCAACAAAGACAAAAGGCCATTGATTTAGAAAACAAGCATCTTAAAGAAAAAATAAAAGATGAAATAAAAGAAAGAAAAGAAGAGATAAAAGAAATGAAAGATTTATTTTATGATTTTAAAAAAGGGATTGAAAATCAATTTTCAGTCATAACGAATAAAATTGAAAAAAGTATAGAAAAAGTAAATATAAAAATAGAAAATATGACAAAAGGATTTAACAAACTTATTATTGGCAGTATGTCCAGTATTATAATAACAATTATTGGAGGTATAATAATGTTATTTATTGGTAAAATAAATGGGTGGTTTTAAAGGGGAATGAATGAAAAAATCAGTCCGTGGGTCATTATTAGTATTATTCTTTTTTTCTTATTTACTGGTACCGGTGTCTTTTTCGGAAAAATCCTATACGATAACTCAGACACAATTAAACAACTTAAAGAACTCAATACAGAAATTGGAAAAGAAGTACGCGGCTTTAAGTTCGGCTTTAAAATTATTAGTAAAGAATCCCGAAGACGTGGAGAAATTAATACAGAATTACGAAAAACAGTTGACGATATTGAAACAGACAAACGACGATATCAAGAAAACCTTGACAGCGTCTATAATCAACTTACGGACACAACTAAAGAACTTGACCGACTCAGAAGAGAGGCAGAAGAGCGAAGTAAACAGGCAGTTGAGGCGGGTGAAGGTATTAGAAGAGAAATTGAACGAATTGACGAAATTATTACAGCAATTGAAAACCGACAGGTTGATTGAAAATGTAAAATGGGGTGCCGCCGGTATTGGTATTGGTATAATCATTATCTTGGTAGCACAAAAAATTATAGAATTGATAAGAGGAGAATAAAATGATTAATAATATAACACAAAAAGCTTATGAACTTAGTGAGCAATTAATAAAAACAAGGAGAGAAAAACTTAAAAAGTTCTGCCATGAGGCTTTAGATAATCCTAAGTTTATGAAACGAAAAAAGAAAACTTTCTGTAATTTAGCTGCTCGATTTATTGCCGAATCAATGGGGGTCATTACGAAAATATGCAATGTATTCCTCATGTGGACTCGATCAGGTCAGAAATGGATTACCGGTACCGCTAATGTAATCGCAAAGAATGCCGAAAAGTTAGCAGTAGAAGGAAAAATACAAGAAATTTATGACCTGGATGAGGCTCAGGGCTGGCAATGGATGGGATATATTATTCTGTATGCATGGAAAAATCCGAATAGACGCAGTTCGGGGCATGTAGCGATTGGATATCCCACAGAACCAGGAAAAGAGCCGTTGAAAATCTGTAATATTGGTTGGAATAATTTGATTTGTGAGCCGAACAATAAAAAGGCTTTTGGGAGCTTGCCATTTAAAATTTATAGGTTACCTATGATAATATGAAAATAGTTATAATAGGTTTAACAGTTTTAATTATCTTATTTATTATATTTGTGTTTAAAGATTTCGTTATCGAAAAAATAAAAACACGAAAATATATTAAAAAATGCAAGGAAGCATTAAAAGGACTTGACAGATAAATATTATTGTGATAGGGTTAAAGTAATATGGAAAAAATATGGGCTTTTTCTGAAATAGAGCTTATTGAATATCAAGAAAAAATAGAAAATGCAACACCCGACCAAATAAAAGCAGCCAATAGTATTTTCGGAAAAGAACCATTTCCCGAGATTCTTACAATATCAGGTGAAAAAGCCCAAATTAAAATTTATGGCCCCCTTAGTCAGAAAGGCCCCTCCCCAATAGCCCGTTTTTTCGGCTTCGGCGGAACTGGGTACAGGCAGATTATAGAAGCAATCGAAAAAATACCCGATACTGTAAAACAGGTTGAACTCCTCATGGATACCCCCGGAGGCGAAGTACTGGGAGTTGACAACGTGTATCAGGCTGTTAAGGCCCTTTCAGAAGAAAAAGATGTGATTGCTATCAACCAGGGTAGAATAGCATCGGCGGGATATTGGATTGCATCGGCTGCAAAGAAAATAATAAGTGAATCCCCGGTTAATCTTACCGGGTCAATAGGGGTTATTATTACAACAGTTGATACAAAAAAATGGGAGGATAGAGTCGGGATCCGCTATGTGACAGTAGTTTCAAGAAATGCCCCTGAAAAATCGCCCGATGTATCGAAAAAATCAGGACTTGCAGCACTTCAAAAAGTAGCTGATCAGATAGAACGGGTTTTTATTGGCCGCATTTCAGAAGGTCGGGGATTGTCGGTTGAACATATCGAACAGTACTACGGGCGAGGTAACGTCCTTGTTGCCCTGGACCCTGACGGAACCGACGCAATCGACGTAAAAATGATTGATGAAGTAATAACAGCGAAAAAAGATGAAGAGGAAGAATGCAAAGAAGCATACGCAAGTGATTATGAGCAAAATGCATTTGAAGATATTTATGGCATAGAATCAATAATAGAACTTAATCCTCTCGCTCCTTATGCAAATGAACATGCTGCTCGCCTTCTTAATCCCTCAATAGAACACATAAGAATACGCCGTACTTCCGGAAGTGGAAACGGAACTGTACAGGGAGTAAAAATTCCCGAATCGATAGATATTATATGGTTCATACAGCGCCGAAATAACCGGCAAGTACCCCGCGCTCAATCTCTTAGATTTCCAATTTCCAACTGGACAGAATCAGAGGCCCGGGACTGGATAAAAAAGAATAAAATTAAAACTATATTGTTTGAACCAGCAAAAAAAACAAAGTCTGAAAATGTAAATACCCCCGCAAATAGTGCGGGAATAAATAAACAGGAGGTTTTTATGCCAACACCATTAAAAGAATTTCTCGCACAAAACCCCGCCGCACAAACTGAACATAATCAGTTATTGGATGATAAATACAAAGCGGGGGTTGAAGCTGGAAAAAAGGAAATGCAGTCTGTCATTACAGAAGTTTCCCCCTTTCTTACATCAGAAGCCTATGATTCGGCCGTAAAGCAGGTGGCGGTACAGGCCCTAAAAGGTGAAATTGATGTAGGCGCTTTCAAGGCCATGATTGCCCTCGATGATGCCAGGAAGGAAAAAGATAATTCAACAGCAGCAGCAACCGAAACGGACAATATTGGAGATACCCCGGCGCAAATTCAAAATGCAGGCGGCAATCCTGATGGAACCATAAACACAGAGGCCGACTTCCAGGCAGAAGTGGCAAGATTCAAGGGGGCGAAATAATGGTACAGGTAAGAACAGATCTTGACACAAGACCTTTTATCCTTGAAGAATTACCTTCATGCAAGAGGATTGATAAGGCAATAATTTTGCAGGACGCAGGCAGAACAACTGATCTATTAAGCCGGACCTTGATGGGTAAAATCGCGGCTACTGGAAAATGGGTACCTTTCACGGACGAAACCGCAACCGACGGAACAGCACTACCGGCCGGGATTTATGATCCCGAGGGAGAACTTGGAGACATTCTTGCGGCTGATCTTGTAGCTGGAGACGTTGTGGACGTTCCTATAATAATCTTTGGCGCTCTTTTCGATGATGAAAAATTAGTCATTGAAAACAGCAAGACTCTTGATACAGTGATAGGAGCGACGACCATACAGGCTCAGACGGTGGCCGATGCGCTTATTAAGAATTCATTAGTGCCACAGTCGACGATTTCAGGCTCACGGTTTGAAAACCCGGCAGTTTAAGGAGGATAAAAAATATGGCAACACCAAATCCAGTTGATCAATATAGTAGATTCATGGCCATGGTCTTCGACGACCGGGCCGCTTTTCCAGCGCCTCATGCGTTTCAATCTTTTTTCGGAAATCCGGAGGCGGCAGGAATGACCTTTTTTTCAAGAGATGAAGGAACGGTCGACATAGATATAATCAGGGCAAACGGCGAAAGGCTCGCCGCAACCGTTCACAGGGGCCAAAGCTCCAATGCTATTGACAGTAAGAATGTAACTGATTATCAATATACACCAATAACCAGGAAATGGCCCCTTATAGAAGAAGGAGGCAATATTAATTCAACTCAGCTTTTGCGGCGTCTTCTCGGGGATAACCCTTATCAGGCAAGAACCCAAATGGATAGGAATCGCGCGCTTGCGCTTAACATTCATTACGACCATGTCAGAAAATCAATGCGCACCTGGGAATTTTTCTCCCGTGAATCAATCCTTACTGGAAAACATCCTGCAATTATCGGAACCACAAATAACGCTCTGATTTATGATTTTTATCGGAACCCTACACATACAATCGCAGTACCTGCCCCATGGGATACGGGAACCCCAGATATCTTGAAAGATATTGATGATGCAATCTCGGTAGCAGAAGAAGATTCTGGCAGGACTCCCGATTTCATGGGTATCGGCGGTGACGCAATAAGAGCTTTTCAAGCAGACGCAGAAGTTAAAGAAAAAGCCGACATTAAAAATTATGAATTAATTCGGGTAGGCGAAAATTTTCAGCCGCCTCCTCGATTCAGCAGATATACAGAGAACGGATGGACTGCCATCGCTCAGTTAGTGACACCAGAAGGCCGTAAAATATGGCTTTTCACAAACAGTAAGACTTTTACTAATAACGCAGGAACCACCGAAAGATGGATGCCCCTCGATCAGGCGTTCCTTTTAAGTACTCAGGCCCGCTTTGATCGGTATTTTGGCCCCCGTGACAGAATGCCCGTAACCCCTGCGGAAATGCAATGGTACATGCAGATGTTCGGTTTTTCCATGAGCGCACCACCAATGCCGCCCGAGACAGACAGAACCGGTAATGTCATTATGCCCGAGGCTTTTTATTACGATGCTTACATGCCGGAGGGGAAGAAAACCGTTGTAATAAGGACACAATCAGCGCCTATTTTCGCAACCACAGAAACGGACGCCATTGTCGTTCTTACTGACTTGATATCTTAAGGAGAAAATTATGGGAAAAGATAATCAGAAATATTGGTTAGGCCCCGGCGTTTATGGCACCGGTAAAAAAATGTTAAGGCCAAATGACCCAATACCGGCAGATTGGCCGAAAGAAAATTTTAAACGGTTTAAACATAAAATCGGGGAAAAAATTGTAAAACCTGATCCCGGTAAACGCGATCAGCTCCGGCAGGAACTGGAAAAGGTCAAGGCTGAGCGCGATCAGCTTAAGAAGGAATTGGAAGAGGTCAAGATTGAGCTTAAAAAGGCGGTAAATAATGGTAGTACCTGAAGGAAAAACATTATATATAGGGAAGCGAAAATTCAAGGAAGGTGAAAAAATACCTCCTGATCTTGAGGGAATAGCTGGAGCAAACTTGAATCACACACCGCCACCAACGCCACCCGATCCACCCCAGGAGGAATAATGCCGGAATTACGTACGCGTGCCGCCGAAGATGCTAAGAATCTTAATATAAGGGATTGGGGATTGCTTGTTGGATTAGTATCGCCGGATGGAATTATTCACGATACTGATATACTAACAGGTGAACCCTTGAAAGCTGTATGTATAACATATAGCAGGGTAACAATAATTCCTGAGACCGGGGAAGACATGATTGTGCCCGAACCAATTGTAACATTATCCAGGTTAAGCTTGGCGCGTGTTCCGAAAGCAGGTGAAAATTGGATAGTAAGAATACCAGAAAGTCCAACCAGTCCTA